GGAAAATCATACGCATTGGCCGTTGCAGCTACAATTTACATGTTTTTTAAAAGATTTAGGGATTTAATCTTTGTTTTGGCTCCATCAGAGGACCAAGCAGCATTAATCTTTGGATATATCTATAGAAACTTTAAAGATAACAAGTTTTTAGATAGCTTAGTAGACAATTATAAATTTCACAATAAGCCCCATATACGCATGAAGGGGGGCACCTTACTACGTAGAGCGCCATTAGCGCCTAGTAATCAAGGACAATCTATACGTGGACAACACCCTACGTTCTGTATTGTTGATGAGTCCCCACTCATCGACGATAAATTATTCATTGATAATGTAGAACCAGCGATAGTTTCAAATATGGCCCCTTTCATAAATTTAGGTACGCCAAAGTCTAAAGATAACCATATGTATCGTTATTTGTATGATGATGCGTATGCAGACACATGGACAAGATTACACTTTACGTGGAAAGATGCTGTGAAAGAGGGGCGGGCTTATTCACCTGCATATACTGAAGAAGATATGTTAACTAAAATGATGGAGTGGGGTGAAGATTCAATATATTGGAGGACTGAATATGAATGTGAGTTTGTGGAAAGTATATCAAATGTATTTAATCCAGAAAAAATTAAGGCGTGTTTCGATGAGTATCGACTATCAACCCTCGAAGAACCTATCGGAGGAGGAAATCACTGTACTGTCTCTGTTGACATTGGCAAATCTGTTAACTCTACTGTTATTAGTGTGTGGGCTCTACAAAAAGATGATTTTGGAGACATTGCACGTCTTATATACTTGGAAGAAATTAATCCTAGAACAGGTGGACATGACATACCATATCAACGAAAACGCATTATGGATACTGCTCGTAGTTTTGGTGCTGGTCGTGTTATTATTGATGCAACGGGGATTGGTGGCGCTATTGAACAAGATATAAGGATGGAATGTGTTAGTAGTAGTCCCCAAATACAATTTATACCTTTTATATTTACAGGAGGACCTAGAGGAAGTAAAACTCAAATATATAGAGATTATGTTTCCTTTATGCAACAACTAAAGATTAAAATACCTAATCCAGATAATTTAGATATGAATCAACGTAGACTAGTTAATAAATGGTTTAGAGAACATGTTGATTTAGAATATGTAATGGATGCAGCAAATAAAACAGAACGTATTAGTGCCCCAACTGGTAAGCATGATGATTTCTGTGACAGTGCAGTATTAGGTATCCACGCTACTCTCGCAATGTTACCCGGAAGTGCAACTGTCGCATCTTCTGGAGGGGAAGGGAGAGCTAGAGCTCAACTCAATTCTAATATAGGACGGCATTCAGGTGCAAGCCTTTTTAGAACAAAAGGACGCAATTTCAATATAAAAAAGGGATTTTCATTATGACGAAATCTTTATATACTGATATGAATTATTATTTAAATGGTAGCCATGGGATTATTCGATAGAGTACGAAGAGTTTTCGCTCAAACCGGAAGCGCACCTCCTTTCAAGGAGAACGACCCCTTAGATTATGGGGCAGGTGTAATTAAACGTTTGAAGATGAGTAACAACTACCGTTATGGTAGCAAAGGTGAGTATGAAGAACATTTAGGTAAACCACGTTTATATATGAATGTTTATTTATCTGACCCTATTGTTAGAAGTTTAGTAGACCTACCATGTTTTTACGCAGTTAAGGATGGTTTTGATATTGTAACTGATGATGAAGACGTAAGAGAAAGAGTAGAAGAAATGTTCAGAGATATAAACATTAAGAACTTATTATATGGATGGGTTCGTAATGCTAGAATCTTTGGTACTGGATATATGGAGTGGACCGGGGACAATTTAGTTCTACGTTCTAGCCAAAACATGTTTGTACAAAGAAACGAACATGGACAAATAAAATATTATTTCCAAGATATAGGAGAAGATGATGAAAATGTATTCTTTGAACCGGAAGAGATTGTATCTCTACTTAACAACCCCTTCGATGATTACGGCTATGGCCTTTCTGACATCCATCCCATTCTTTATCTGGTTGACCTCAAAGATTATGCAGAACGAGACATCGGAGCAGCTCTCAACAAGTACGCTTCTTCTCGCTTTGATATATCTTGTGGACTTCCCGATATGCCTTATGGTCCTGACAAAATTAACGAAGTGGTTGAAGCCTTCAACACGTTAGAACCGGGCGAAGATATTATACATGGAAATGATATAGTAATAAAAGAATTACAAGGAACACAAAGAGCATTTGAATACGGAAAGTATACAGATGATATATTAGATAAGATACATATGGCATTGAAGGTTCCTAAAACAATGTGGACTGACCCTGATAAGGCAAGACCAATTTTTGAGCCATATGTTAGATATTTACAGACTATGATAGAATCAGCTATGAATGCACAGTTGATGCCTCAACTAGAAAACGGTGAGGCTAAATTTAAATTCAGGCAGATTAACATAGATGACGCATTCACTAAAGCCAAAACTGATATGATTTATTTATCAGAAGGTGTACTATCGCCGGGCGAAGTTAGAGAAGAGAGAGGACTTGATGCAGAAGGAGTTACAGAATTAGATATGGAAACTTCAGAAGATATTAAGGCATCTCCAATCAAACGAGAACAGAGTGATAAGAATGCAAATATCTCTGGTGGAAAAGACACTGATAAGAAAGAAGAGTCTTCCAGAGCCCAGAACAGAGGAAATAAACCCTCTGCCAATGCAACGGGGGATAGAGCATGAGCTATGAAAAGTGTATAGTTTCAGTAGGAACATCTTTAAAAGATAGGGGTTTTGATGACTCCGATAAGATAGCAGCTAATATGTGTAACATGTGGGCTGAAGAAAATGGTGTAGAGAGGCAGTTTGGAAGAAGTGTTTCTGAAATACCGGTAAGAAGGACATTTGGTCTTTCTATAGATGAAGGAGTAGAAATGAACTTCGCTGAAGGTGAAGACTTCCAAAGTGTAGAAATACCTGTTTTTGCTATAACATCCGGACCCCATGAGTATACTGAAGACGACTTGGAGCAAAAGGTTTATATAGAACCAGAGATATTAAAAAAGAATATAGAGGCTTTCAAAGAGCTTCCTATATACTTCAATCATCAACGCACACCTGAGGATTTAATTGGCATGGCTGCTAACCCTGAGGTAGTTGAATTGGAAAATGGAAAGACCGCCGTTAAAATGTTGGCTACTGTTAACAATAAAAACGATGTAGGTCAAGAAGTAATGAATAAAGTTAAGGACGGTGACGTAACACATGTCAGCATTGATTGGTTCTCGAACGATGTTGATGTTATGGGTGATACTTTCGCCACAAACATACGTCCAACAGAAGTGAGTTTCATTGATAATAATACAATGGACCCCGTCTGTAAGGAATGTAAGATAGGAGAGGAATGCGATACGCACACAGAAACCAAAGAAGAAGATTGCGACACTTGTTGCGATTCTTGTTCAGATGGCCATACGTGTGAGAGTGAAGACGGGAAACAAGAGGTAATAAACATGACTGAAGAAACAATTACTCCTGTGAAATCCGACGCAGAGAATTTAGTAGAACGCGAATTCGCTTCACTACGTTCACAGCTCGAAGAGATGGAAGCATCCAAAGCAGAAATAGCTTCACAGTACGAAGAAGCGCTCAAGACAATTGAGACCTTCAAAGTTGCTGAAGAAGAAAGAGCTGCTAAAGAAGCAGAAGCTCGCAAGGCTGAGACAATTGAAGCAATCGTATCCAAAGAAATCGTTTTCGGTACTATCGAAGACGACAAAAAGGATGTTCGTGTCGAGGAATTAACTGCATGGGATGAACCAAGGCTGACTGGTTTCAGCGACGCTCTTGCTGCAATGCCGGTTCCTGATTCAGAAACAGAAAGAACTTTCGGAAAAGGTAAATCCAACGAAGGGGAAGCTGTTCCAGCAGAAACCGAGAGAAAATTTGCAGTCAAGATGGACAAAAACGGGCGTATTACGCTCAACAAAGAATTACTAACAAGAGGTAATTAAACATGGCAACAGAAATACTAGTAAACGATGGCGGTGCTCCAGCAAGGATTCTTCCTTTTACAGCTGGAAGCGCTATTACTGCTGGATATAGCTTACAAATGGGAGGAGACGGCGAAGTCGATACAATCGCAGCAGCCGATAATGTCCACCCAGTTGGCGTAGCATTAACCACAGTAAGCTCCGGCCAAGTGGCAAGTGTCATAACTGGAAAAGGTGTAGTATTGAACATGATGGTTTCAGGTACCGTAGGCTTAGGCGACCACGTCGCAACTTTAGCTGACGGCAATCTAGGACCCGGTTCAAGTTCCGCAGTATCTGTAGGAATATACATCGACCCAAGTGGCGCTCACTCCGGTGCAGCATCAATGCAACAGGTTCTGTGGTTCGGTTAGGTAGGTAGATAACATGGTAGCACTAAATGATAATTTGGCACCCGGTATTCTAACGACTTTGAACACAGGTGCGTATAACGCAACTGGTGGTTCAGGGGAACGTGTACTTATCGATTACAAAGATGCAATACAAGACTACAAGGTAACAAACCTTGCAGCTATGAGCATGTTCTGTGAGCCGATGACTACAGAGACCGGTGGTGATATTGATATCACATTCGCAAAACCTTCAATGGGGATGCAAGAAATAAACGAAGGTAACACTCCTAAGTACCAACACACTAACTTACGCTCAGAGAGAGTGTCTGTTAATGAATGGGGATTAGCTGTAGGTGTAACCCGACGTATGATAGAAGACTCAAGATTTAATGAAGTTGAGATGGCTTTGAACGAAGCCAGAAGAGCCGTCGACAGACACATGACCAAGCACGTAGTTTATGCGTTACTTGGAATTCAAGATTCAACTCTTGGAACTGGTGTAGACGGAGCAAGTATTGTACAAGCAACAACAGAAGCAAACATCGTTGACTTTTCAGACAACGTGTACGGTGGTTTCTTAGGAGCTGGTGGTGCAGTTAACGCAGGACGTATTTACTCCTACGGATTAACTAGTGACGCCCTCTTAACTAAGACTCACTACCAAACAGCTGCTGGTGGTGCAGGTGACGGTGAAATCGCATTAGCTGATATTACCGAAGCTATGGAGTTAATCGGTGGTCACGGATACACAGCATCCGAGATTATGATTTCCCCACAACACTACAAAACATTATTGAACATGGCAGACTTTACAACTGCAATAGCTAACGAGAACAGATACGTTCTTGATACGCCAGTTGAATCGACTTCCAGAACAGGTATTGTTGGTAGCTTGTACGGACTCAACGTTGTTGTTAACGCTTGGTGTCCACCTGACCGCATATTCATATGGGATGGAGCACAAAAACCTATGGCATATGTAGAAAGGAGACCATTGACTGTTGAAGAAGCAAATCCGGGATTCGGAATTGTTGGTTCATACATGTCGATGAGATACGGATTAAAGGTTATTAACCCAGCATCCGGTGTAGTCGTTATCAACGCTTAAGTAGATTAATGACAAGGCTTGGGAGTGAGCCTTAATCACTTCCACTTTATACTTTTAAGGAGTCGTAAGAAGAAACATGAATATTGATGAAATAGTAGCAATGCGCTCACAGCCAATGACATGGCGTTCTTACGCAACCGGCGCCTCTTTTAATACTGGTGATGGTGTTCTTACTATAGGTATGTCTGCTACTGAAGATGTTACCGTAGATTTAGATGGTAGATATGGTGTAGGTGGTGGAGTAGCTACTGGAACACAATATGCTGTAGGTTATTATGCTTCAGCGGGTACTACCATAACAGGACAGACTGTTCTATATGCTAATCCTGTTGATGGAGTAGGAATAGGAACTAGTAGTCCAGACAAAAGATTAGAAATTGTAGATACAGTTCCAGCTATTAAATTAACCTATGCTACAGATGATACTAAAAATACAGTTTTAACAAATACTACAGCGGGAGTTCTTGATATTAGCACTTCAGCTTCTCAAGTCAATGTGGATGGATTTAATGTAGCTAGTACTTTATCTTCGGCAATTACTTCTATTCGAGATTCCAGTGATTCTCAAGGTTCTAGCAACACTGCACTTGTTACAGAAGGGTGGATTAATACCAATATAACCGAAGGGACAGGAAGTATAGGAAACGATACTCAATATCAAATACCTTTCTATGCTAATTCTTCTTCTCCAACTAATCACTTAACAGGGACTGCCCATTTAACGACTGATGCTTCCGATAATATAATACTCAGTGGTGCAAGTAATACTTTTAAGACTGCTGTAGATATGCAATCAACAGTAGGAGTAAGTGGGGCTTTAACGGTTAGTGGGGCAACTGAAATTATAGATAAATTAACACTAACTAATGGTGCTGGAACTGCGCTTGATGCTAGTGGTCTTGTTAAGATTACAGGTAGCACAACAGTAGAAGGTACATCTTTATTATCAGGTAATACAACCATAACAGGTTCAGTATCTACCACAACTAGTGCCAATTTTGGTACTACATTAACTGCAACAGGAAAT